GATGTGAAGAGTCTTTGAATCCTAGAAATACTATGATGATTTCTAAGAACAATGGCAGATTCAATTCATTCATGAACTACTTCAAGGATACTATTGTAAACTTGAATAGTTTCTGTAATCTAGGTTTCGATACTTATACTAAAGATGAGATTGAAGATATCAAAGCTCTAATGGAGGGTAGATAATGTACTCTGGAAATAATTATTTCGCTTCACGATCTGATGTATTACAGTTAGGTGAAGCAGTAGTAGTAAAATCTGAACTACACGATATTGATATTCCATGTCGTGTAGCTTTAATTGAACCGAATGATCCAATGCAAGGGTATAACACATACTATCTTGTATCTGATTATTCGGACTTAAATGACAAATTCGATCAACGCATTGGAAACTTCCATTGTGTGATCATTGATAAATAGGAGGTTTATTATGGGCGGTACTACATACGGTGGTTTCTAATAAATAATATGTATTGGGGTAGTCTTAAGGGCTACCCCAAACATTTATATAATTTTTTGTCATTAAGGAGGTATTATGGCTAAGAAACCTTTTTATGAGTACCGTATAGTCACTCCAGTAGGCCCAGATAATGATGGTAATATACCTCTGATTGAGCTTGATATAAAACGTGATGATGACCCTGGTATTCATACTATATCTGAAATAAAGAAAGATAGAGAGCAGTTACCTAGGTCTGATAAAGATACACCATTGACTACTGATGATGTACAGTTAAAAGTAGAGCCTGGTAAAGACTTTGAAGTGGTTAATAGAGATGTATTAGCTAAGATATATGCAGACCCTGATAAGTTTAAACCAATTGATATAGTAGAACGTATGGAAAAGAAGATATATCGTAATCTCTGTGTTCCATCTCATGTACATGCCTATTCTGTATGTGTAGAGTTCTTTAAGAACTATATCTTATCACAGTTTAGTGCATCATTCTTTAAGACAGTCTACATTGAAGGGAAACATCTCTTTGATGATTGGGCTAAACTCAATATCAATGATATGATTAAACGTGGTAAACCTGCTATTGCTATTATTCCTCAGTTAGATACAGACTTTAACCGTGATGGTATAGATGCTAATAACTATGACTTGACATACTATGCTAGAACGTTTAACTATAGAGATACATTCTTTAAAGATAGAGAACGTGATAAGTATATTGCTATAGCATTTGAACAAATGCTTATGAACTTCCAAGTACGTATTAAAGTCAATACTAAAGCTAAGCAAATAGATATTATGAAATATCTTAAGATGGCTCTTAAAGTCGGTGCTACATCTGGTAAGTATCTTGATATGGATATCCATGTACCACAAGAAATGCTATTAGCATTAGCTCAAGATGTCGGATTTGATGTAGATCTAGAGAAGAAAGAAATCAAAGACCCATTCAAATTCCTAGTATACTTAAATAGTAAGTCCGAAGTCCCATTCATCTATAAGCTTAGAGCTATTAATGGTAGAAATGAGTTCTTTATTAGAGCTAAAGCTATGTATACTCATATAGCTACACCAGATATCAATATAGATGATGGTGAACGTCAAGGACAAGTAAGTTCTAATTACTTTATTGAGTTTACTACAGAGATTAGAATGCCAGCACCTAAAGTATATTGCTACTTTACAGCTAAGCATACTAATCTTATTGAGTTTACTGATAACGCTGGTAATATTAAGTCGTATGTAGCTAACTTTGCTAATGTACCAACATTGAATGAACGTGGTTGGGAACAATTCTTTACGTTAGACTATGAAGATAAGAAAGATAAAGTATTAGAGATTAGTATTAATGATATCTTTGATGGTGACCCATATATAAATAAATTAATAAAGTACTGTAAGTCTAAGTTCATTAGTCCATCTGTGTTTATTGACTTTAAGATTGTCAATAATAATAAGATAGTTGATATAGACGTCAACTGGACTGATATGGTTATTAATACAATTAAACCTGTAGACTTTGAGTATTCAGAGATAGTTGTTTATACTGATAAAGCATATATGAATTCTCAATTACTAGCTATGGAACAAGATACAGGCTACCGTGTAGTCTATAATAAAGACCCAGAATCTGAGAACTATCCTATACATGATAATAGAAATTAAAGAGTATACCTGGATGGGCAAATCGCTCATCCAGGGTATTTTTTAATTGTATATTATAACTATAAGTACATCCGTACATAAAGTTTGTAAAAACTCGTTATACGGATATATATGGTTATTATTTATATTAAATTGTGTTAGAATAGGAGATTAAAAATGCAAGAATCAAACAAATTAACTAAAAGTGATGTCATTAGATATCGGGAATTGAAAATAAAATACCTAGATACTAGGGCTCCAAAAGAAGCTTATGCTATTCATCTATCTGGTATGACAACTAACCAAAAAATTAAGCTATATAGTTATTGGACTAGATATATGAATATGGTTAATACAGTATCTGATAAACCAACGTTCTTAGAAAGAGAACAAGATATGAAAACTTGTGGTATACAAGAATTAACCACTATGCTATTTACAAGAAAGTCTATCTCTTTAAGACGGTCATCTGGTAATCCATTTCTATTATTACTAAGACCTAATATAAAGAAAGAGTATGCTGATTGGTTAACGAATATAAGAGAAGAATATGGCGTTCCTAAATCGTTATTGAGGCCTGTTCGTGGTAGACGTAAATCCCCATACAGATTGTACATCTATCCCGATTATAGTAAGTACTCTAATATATTTGATGTACCTAAGTCTATTAAAATCTTATATGAATTAGCTAAAGCATATGAGAATGGTGAGATATCTAGTGGACAAGACCTAAGACATAAACTATGTGAATTATGTAAAGACATGGGTCATGTGCCATCATTCCAAACAGGTACAATAGTTAAGCTGTATGAGTCTATTAAAGACTATTATAATCTATATCTTGTCTATGAACAACTAGGAGATGATTTACTTCTAGGTGAATCTTTTGCTTACTTAAACAAAAGATATAGACTAACTAAGATGGGTATTTATAATATAAAGAGTTTATATGCAGCTATAACAATACACGCATCTATAGTTGCATTATACCTTAGAACCAAAGGTCATTTGATCTCTAGGGTATTCAATACTTACTATACACCATTCTAAGACAAAAGAAATCCCAGTATAGTCATTGAC